GTTGGCTATTTGCTGCTCTACCGCAGCAGGCTATAGAGTTCTATATGAACATTTGCGATGGGTCAGCCCATCGCATTTTGAGCTCAGTTGGTCAGCCAACTGTGACTCTTCTATTAGACTCATGAACTAGGTATTTTGAGTGTTAAACCAGCTCGAATCGTACTTTTGTACATAGTCGTTTAGACAAACCGCCCTATGAGGCGGATACTCATCAAGTATGAAATTTGCTAGATGTAATACCGTAATCAACGGTCGCAGGTAATCATACCGATTCTTGGAATAAAAATGGTTGGGAGTTGTCAAACCTATCAAACAACGGCGACGAATTGTGATCCGTCAAATCACTCACTAGGAAATCGCGTTTTCCGTGTGGTTATGAGCGTAACCTATAAATCACCACTTAATGTGGGACGCTCCAGGACATATGAGATGTCCAGCTCACTTTCCTGAATTCAGTAGTATATACCAGGTTCCAGCATGCGTAGCTTACTGGGATCTCGATGTAGTTAATTCATACCGAATACAACTGATGAAACGATACACATGAATAGTTAAGACCAGGGACCATATCTCTGGCTGTAATTATTTGAGATAACGAATCTGTGCTTTGCGCAGAGGATAACGTGAGGACGACGGTGGCAGCGGACAAGCTTTGCTTGTTATCCCGTGTCTTTCTATTACATGTGAACTGGATTGTTATTTGCGAATGCCCGGCAAGCATTCGTTGTAGGCATCCAGGTGAGTTTAAAACGTGCTGGGGAACTAAGCGTTGAACACCCCATCCGCGTAGCCAGTACTTACGTCTTTGACGTGTACACATACGACCCGTAAGGCCTAATCAGCCCTGAGGAGCGCCTTTGGAATCCCCATTGGTGTGGCCGTTATACGTGATTATTCCGAACCAATTTACAGCCATCGACTTCATTAATATGATTTTAAATTTATTATCAGGATTGACTTCATCGATTCTATGTATTTTTCTGACTATTTTTCCATTACTTTTGTTTTGGATTTTTCTTGTTCGTACAGTTATGTGGCTTCGTCGACAGGAAATGTATTTTTATCTCCTGGCACAAAAGCAGGCGTTAATATCTTTAGCATATAAGATGCGTCTTGCTCGTCGTGTTTTACCGAAGAGACGAAAGCGCCTTCGACACAGGATTAAATCTCCATGTCCTGAAAACATGTCATGTCAATCGAGATTAATTTTTCATAATCAATCCTATGTTAGTGATACATTTATACGTGAATTTACACTTATTTCCGCGCTGCTGCAGTCATTGAGGTCTGTAAGCGATAGAAAGGGAGTTATAGCTGCTCTTGTTCTGTACGCTCAGGCACATTCTAAGAAATCATTGTTTGGACAAATCAAGGATTTTCTACTGCGACGTGATGATCTTTTTGCTAGTGTCACTTCTCATGTCAACGAATTGCGGAATCAGTCTGCAACGTCAGAAGAGGAGTGGATAACTTCATTAAAAGATTGTCTGAGCAATTGGAAAAAGTTTCGATCGCACGAAAATGTGACTAATGTGTTAGAGCTTTTTAATTATGCGGTAAGTATAGGTCTGTGTGAAGCGTCCTCATTAACGTTTTCTATAGGTAAATTATCTGTTTTTAAACCAGTCGTTAGCAAGCAGCAACTATCTTGTGAGGATCTTCTTGAGGTAGTTGTTAAGACAGCGATCGGTTTTGTTGAAGGAGGCTGGCGAGTTTACTCCACTGGGGATGTCTCGTCTTTCTTTGAACATGAAGACAAATTTGCTGAGTTTGAAGAAAAATATAGTTATATACGGTCGATACATGGTTATTCGTTGTGCGGTAATTTGAGAGATCATACTGAGATTACTGAGAATGATTATGAAGGCGTGTTAGATGCTGCGCTTGCAATAGGGACAGCACTTGCGCAAAAGATACCGCGTAATAATTATAATGAACGCAAATTCGTGACTGACCGTATGGATCGGATCCGTGATTGGAAATGTGAGTTCCAACAGGTTAGAGTGCGTGGAGGATTTAAGATGGCGCCTTGGGCCATGAGTTTCTTTGGTGACACAGGTGTTGGAAAATCTTCAGTTAACGCATTGTTTATTGAAGCTGTGGGCTTTTTCAACGGCTTGGATTTTAGCCATGATAGGCAAGCGATTTGGGCAGATAATGACAAATATGCGTCTAATATCAATGCGTCAACCAATGTTATTACTTTTGATGATTTCTGTAACACGAAAGCCATGTTTATGGATTTCTCTCCATGTTATAGATTGATTCAAGTGATTAATAATGCTCTATTTTTGGCACCAAAAGCAGAAGCGCATCTGAAAGGTAAAGTTGCGTTGCATCCTTGGCTAGTCACTATTACTACGAACGTACAGGATTTGATGGCACACATGTATTCTGAAAAACCTGAATCTATACTTCGACGAATGTATCATACGACTGTTGAAGTTAAGGAGGAATTTAAGACGAATGGTGTGTTAGATACAGAGAAAGTTGTTGCTCGCTTTGGACATGTTAAAGATCCCGATATATGGGAGCTAACTGTCCATGTAGCCGTAGTAGGTATGCCTCATACACATGGTTCAAATAAGCGGAATATCCATTTTGAAGTGATTTCCTATAAAGGGAAAAAGCTCGAGAAGGTAGATATTCACACTTTTCTAGAGTGGGCACAGGTCGCTTCGAAAGAGTATTACTCTTCACAAAAGAAATTGGTTGATACTGTCAAAAATGGACCTCCGGCTAAGGCATGCAAACATTGCAAGTTTGCTTTTTGTAAGTGTGCTAAGTTTACCATGGAAGACGAACTTAATCGTCAGAATGGTAGTAACGCCGTCGGGTTCGTGAATGACATAAATCCCAATCGTGTCCCGTTAGTAGTTGAGCCTGAAATTGCAGATGATGAGGAGCGCAATCGTGATTTTGAGCAACGATACGAACTTCATCAAATGGTATCCGAACTCGAAGCGATGGGTTGTGGTGAAGACGTACAAGATGATATATATGAAAATCAGGCTTTAGTCTCTACACCCCTTCGTGTACGAGTGATGCGTTTCATCTTTTGGTATTGTGTAGGGTTTTTTGGACAGATCTTTTTGCAACTGTTCTTACGTTGTTTGGCTCATGTTATACAGATTTTGGAAAATCCTTATTTCCAAGCAGATCTGAGGGAATTTATAACTGATCTTCGACGTAAGTGTTTGTGGCAGATTTATCGCTTTGCACGGTGGCAGCAACAGACTCGGTGGAATCTACGTGCCTTCTTCATACAGATGAAAAATGTCGCTACTACGGACTTGTTGCGTATGAGAGAGTTCTATTTGTCTAGTCTGTTTGACCCAGTTGCGTGGATCCCAGAGTGTGTAGTTTCTGGATATCATTTGAGCTTTATACTTATGTATTTTAGGCGCTACAATTTGATAGACTCTTACCAAAAAGTGCTCGCCATTTATCTTATGACTGCCGGGGCAAGTGTATGGTTTGTATTCCATGGAATGTATGTTCGAGCCTTAATTATTTGGCTTTCAATATTGTTTGTTATTGCTGCTTTATTGCGGCTTGAACAATTACGTATTGAGAGAGAAATTAATAGGCGACGAGATGTGTTTCGTTCAATGTTTACATTATCCCGGGAGACGAGCATAAAATGTTTGATAGGAGCTGGGATGTGCTTTTCCTTGGTTATGATTGTGCGGTTTTTACTAGATCAGCGTAAGTTTTATTCAGACCAGGGGAATTTATGTCCCAAGACCATGGAAGACATTAATACACGTAATGCTGAAGTTAATCCATGGTCTGTTGTACAGACTGCGGATAAGCCAATGTCATTGAAGGCAAAGACTACGAGTGCAGATGATCTCGAGCGCTCTATGCCTAAGAGTATATTGTGGGTACAGGGTACTTATGGAGGAAATAGAGTAATAGAACACTATGGATTTATGATGGAGTCCCGTGTACTTGTCTTGACAAAACATTTCATTGAGAAATTTTATGACATTGAAGCTGACGTTTTGACCCGTAAGGAGAAGTATCAAGAAGACATTGTGTTATGTTGTAGTCCATGTACTGCAAGTCAAACAGGTGGGCATTTTAGAACCCGTTTATCTGCTAATCGGATAGCGCCCATTCCAGGTACAGACTTAGCAGTTGTTGCTGTCGAATCGGGGTCCTATCCGGATCGAAAGCAATTTTTGCCCTTGTCAGCAGTACACCTGAGTGAAGTGCGCCTCATTATGAAACATTCGGATGGTTATTCTGCACATCCGTCATTGTATCGGCGGAGTGTTGGAGGCTATCGTAATTCATTGGGGCGAATATTCCAAGGAGGTAATTATACGCTTAATTTTGATACGCGAGATGGTATGTGCATGGCTCCCTTAATATCTGTAGGTCGAGGTACGCAACTAGTAGGGTTTCATACTGCAGGAAATGGCAAAGCGGCTGCGGCCGCTGCGCTATTGCGATCGGAATATGATGCTGCAGTGGAAATGTTACAAAATAAGAGCCCTTCTTTTATGAAAACACCAAATGCTGGAACGTTGCCAGAAGAACAATATGGAGTTCCCTTGGTAGACCAGGGTGATGTTCATCGGAAGAGTGCTGTACGTTTCTTGTCGTCAAAGCCCAGTGTTGAAGTATATGGACCTGTGAGTGGACGGGCTACACCATCTTCAACGGTTACGGAGTCTGTTATTTCTAAAACTGTTGAAGCCGTGTGTGGTGTCCCGAACCAATGGGGCCCACCTAAGCTCAAGGGAGAAGGTGTTTACCCTTTTCAAGTGGCGTTAGAAAATATGACGCACTTATCTCTGAATTGTGGTGATGTGTTGGATACAGCATATAAATGTTTGTTTAGGGAATTTCGTAACCTTAAATACACTTTGCCAGATCTTTTCAAAATTGGTCCCTTAACTGATATAGAGTCGACCTCGGGGAATATCAATCAGAAGTTTGTGGATGCACTTAATTTTAGCACAGGGCCAGGATGGCCTCTATCTGGAGCAAAAAGTCGGATGGCAATTGTGCTCAATATTGATGATTATCCCGATAGTGGACTTCCACGCACATTTCCAGATGACATATGGAAGGAAGTCGCACGTTTGAAAACTTGCTTCTTGGCTGGTGAGAGGGGTTATGCTGTGTGGAAAGCTTGTTTGAAAGATGAGCCTACCAAGGTCACGAAGACCAAAGTGCGTGTTTTTCAGAGTTCTCCGCTTGCATTACAGTTATTGATCAGGAAGTATTTCTTGCCTATCGCTCGCATTTGCCAACTTAATCCTTTCGTTTCCGAATGTGCTGTAGGAATCAACGCAGAGGGTCCAGAATGGCATCAGTTAGATGACTATATCACGTCTAAAGGTCCGAATATTTTAGCAGGTGATTATTCAGCTTATGACCAGAGTATGTCCAGTGATTTGGTGATAGCATCTTTAAAGTTGCTGACGTCAATTGCCCGTATGTGTAGTGGATATACTGAAGACGACTTCAAGATTATGGAAGGTATTTCTGGTGAAATAGCTTATCCTTTAATGGCGTACAATGGCGATCTTATACAGCTTTTTGGTACCAATCCATCAGGACAAAATCTTACAGCTTTGGTAAACTCACTAGCTAATTCCTTACTCTTAAGATGTGGATACTATACGATTTATGGAGATAAGTTCATGGACTTTAAGGTAAAATGTTCTTTTATAACGTATGGTGATGATTTTAAAGGATCTGTTGCCCCCGATCGCGAAGGTTTTAACCACCTATCGTATTGTGACTATTTATCCACGCTTGGCATGAAATTAACCATGCCGGATAAAACATCTGATCCTGTTCCATACCTGACTAGTGATGACTGCGATTTTCTAAAAAGGAAGACAAGATATATGGAGGAGCTACAGTGTAAGGTGGGTGTATTGGATGAATCATCCATTTTCAAGCGGTTGCATGCACATTTGGCGTCAAAAGAGCTGACGCAGCAACAGCTTGCCGCACAAAATATTGGTTCGTCTTTGCATGACTGGTTTTACTATGGTCGTAATATTTATGAGCAACGTCTAACTGAGATGAAAGTCGTTGCGGAAAGAAGTGGTATTGATCATTTGTGTAGAGAATATTTTGTGCCTTTTGACACGCGAGTGACCGCGTGGAAAGAGAAATATGGCATCGGGATAGACGCCAGTTAGTTGAAGTAATCCCGCCCCGGACTCCGTCGGGGTTCCAGTGTATAGTAAAACAGGAGTGTGTATATATGGTTACCGTAGATATTGTATATTTGTTATGTGTTGTATATTTTCTATAGGCTTTGTACATAGTGTTGGTCGCTATTTAGCGGCGGGTTAGCCACCCATTACATGTAACCTTGTGCAGCGTTTGGGTTTGCGCTGTTCTTTGTAAATAAACCTAGTAAATGTAATATATATAAATTATCGACGACTTCTAATCAGCAAAACGTAGATTTCGCCGATCGAGTCACACCTTATGGGTACGAAATGCCTGACTCGGCTGATCCAACTCGTTCCCTTCAAGACCAGGATGATGCAACATTAGAAAACTTCCTGAGTCGACCACTCAAAATTGCTGAATTTGAGTGGAGTACGGCAAGTCCATCATTTTTCCAATCTTTTGATCCGTGGTCTTTATATTTTGAAAATCCACGAGTCATTAACAGGATGGTGAACTTTAAATTGTTGAAAGCGAAACTCCATGTTAAGTTTGTAATTAACGGGAATAGTTTTCAATATGGCCGTTTATTGGCTAGTTATTTACCGCTGAGAGTGCGGGATGATCTGACACAAAATCGTTTATCAATACCACAGGATGCAATCGGTGCTTCACAGTTGCCTCATGTGTTCTTGGATCCCACCCTTTCACAGGGGGGAGATTTAGTGTGTCCCATGTTCTGGAATTTTAATTACCTGGATATACCGGGTGGAGATTGGTCGGAAATGGGAGAGATTGTTATACGTTCTCTCAACAATTTAAAACATGCCAATGGCGCCGTAGATGTTAATACTATAAGTGTATTTGCTTGGGCGGAAGATGTCCAGATGAGCATATTGACTTCCAATGAGCCAGGAGCTTTGGTTCCTCAAGGTTTGGAGGTTAATGAAGCAAACACATCTGGCGTGGTTTCACATCCAGCTTCTATTGTAGCCAAAATAGCGAAAGGCTTATCCACTGTACCATATATTGGACCTTTTGCTATGGCCACTGATTTAGCGGCTACTGCAGTGGGACGTATAGCAACATTATTCGGGTATTCAAGGCCTAACATCACCAAGGCCCCCGATATATTTTTGCCTCGTCCTGTTGGCAATTTAGCCACTACCAATACGCCAGATAATGCACATAAACTCACAGTAGATGACATGCAAGAGTTGACCATTGACACTAGCATCTGTGGTATTGACTGTGGTGATCCATTAGCAATACGCAGTATTTCCACTAGAGAATCGTACTTGACTAAATTCTCGTGGAGTATTGGCGCTGCACCAGAGTCTATGCTTTGGAATGCGCGTGTGTCCCCAGTAGTATGGGATGAATTTAATCTTGGTAATAGGGAATTCCATTTCCCAGCATGTGCAGTTGCTGCCCTTCCTTTTAAGTACTGGACTGGGACAATGAAATATAGATTTCAAATTGTCTCGTCCGGTTTTCATAAGGGACGCCTGAAATTTGTTTATGATCCGGATTATATAAGATCAAACGAATATAATACCAACTATTTACATGTTATTGATATTGCTGAGACAAAGGATTTTTCCATAGAGATTGGTAATGGACAAATTAAGACATTGTTAGGTCATGATGAACCTGGGTTGTCTTCATACACCAATGTGATATCCACGACTCCTTACGCTTCTACAGGCGAAGGCAATGGAGTGTTGGGTGTTTATATAGTGAATGAATTGACTACTCCTAATAGTACTGTTAACAACGATATTGAAATTAATGTCTTTGTGAGTACTGGAGATGATTTTGAGGTGTTTGTTCCGTATCAGCACTTTCAGAATTATGTTTTCCATAATCAAGCATTGGAAGCAGAAGATAAGGCTGAAGCTTCTAATGTACCCGTCATGGATTCATCATCAACATTGGGACCAGATTCCGATACAATTACTCCTCTTGTGAATAAAGTGTACACGGGAGAAGTGATCCAATCTTTTAGACAGTTGCTAAAACGTTATAATATACATACGGCATTTAGCCCGGCTTCACCGTCAGCGTATTACATACATTTGGAGCACGCCATGTTCCCCTTCTTTCGGGGTAACGTCCCAAATGCTGTACATACGCGTGCCGGGGTACCACCTGAGCCGTATAATTTCTGCAATACTGTTCTTTTACATTGGGTTACTTCGTGTTTTTCCGGTTGGCGTGGTTCCTTGCGGTATAAAGTAGTGCCACGAGGAGCGCGCGATGCGGATGTCCCTATTTCAATGTCTTGCGTGCGGTGGGATGATTATGACAACGCTGGCTACGCCTTTAGCTCTGGAAGTATGTTGACGTATACTTCAAATGAAGGAGCTGCAGCCAGTGTTGTCTTTTCCGAAGTTGCTGGACAGGAATTTCGTAATACAATTGCGTTACCTTCACCAAATGGACAGGCGTTAGCCGTGGGTGATATAAATCCTTGTCTAGAATACGAGATTCCCTTCTATAGCGACCAGAGGTTTGTCCCAGGGAAAACTTCAGATTATACAGGTAACTTCACTTGCTCAGGTGCTGCCTTAGAAATCTCTGGTGACGGAACTCCTTCCACCGTTTTTGACCACTACGTTGCTGCAGGAGAAGATTTTCAAGTCTTCTTCTGGACTGGCATGCCTCCTCTGTTCTATGAGGCTACTGTCCCTACGCCAACGTAGTTGGTCATATGACCCTACCCGTTTAATACGAAGATGCATAGCACTCGTCTTCGGGGTCTTAAAGGGTAGAGCAGTATGGGTTTAGATTACGCATGGCACCGCGGTAAGCGGCCGGATATCCATTGGGTAAGATATCTAGTTGTGCGAATGAGGGCGACCCATACTTATGGTTTATTAGGCTAGCTGGCCTATCCCTCCAAAATAGTTACTTGACTGTGGTCGTCAAGGGAGACTATGTCTCCGGCAATACCGAATTAAATTTGTGATTGAATTTTCTCCGGTTTGCCGGTTTTTCTAGATCACAAATTTATATAGTGTTGCCAATAGTTATTATAACTAGAGGAAGTGTGGTACGATTTTTGCGCCGCTTTCTCCACTTTGGCCA